AGACAAAAGTCAAAAAACAAAATCAAAAACCGTTACCTAAAAATCTCACTAGAAAAAAGAAAGAAGAGACGGTAACGACTAAGGTTACAGTGAGGTACGCTTGACGAAGCCTACTCGTATAAATGAGGGTAGTGAATTTTCTATCCCACTGAAGAACTTAATCGGTTTACTCCTATTCACTGGTGTAACCGTTTGGGGGTATTTCGGAATTACTGAAAGGCTGGCTTTCTTAGAGCATGAACAGGAAATGCATTGGGAAGAAATCCAAGAGAACGATGCTTGGATAGATGCATGGAAACCGCCAGCGGCAGTTGAAGAAACCATCCAAAGGGTGCGAGAGCTTGAGCTACGCCTTACAAAAATTGAAACATTAATGGGGAGGAAATAATGTTAAATGCACTTATTGGTCCCGTCACCGGACTACTTGATAAATTTATACCTGACGCTGACGAGAAAGCTCGTATCGCACATGAGCTGGCTACCATGTCAGAGAAACACGCTCAGGAGCTGGCGCTTGCTAACATAGAATTAAATAAAGTCGAAGCCGCCTCAAGCAGCCTGTTTAAATCGGGCTGGAGACCCTGCGTGGGCTGGGTGTGCGCTATCGCTTTTGCTTATCATTTTATCATTAAAGATTTAATTATATTTGCCTGTACGGTTGCTGGTGTTGACGTACCAGAGCTGCCCGAATTTGACATGGGTACACTTTTAACGGTTCTTGGGGGAATGCTTGGAATTGGCTCACTCAGAACCTACGAAAAGCAAAAGGGACTAACTAAGTGACATGGCTAAGGTTAAGGTCAAAAAATCTAAACCAGCTAAAGGCAAGGCAAAAGTAAAGATTACTGCCAGTGGTAAGAAGGTATCTTACGGGCAAGCTGGCAAGGCTAAAGGTGGTGGACCAAGGGTAAAGCCCGGGACATCCAAAGGGGATGCCTACTGCGCTAGGAGCTACGGACAAATGAAGCGTAGCCCGAAAGCAGCAAAAGACCCGAACAGCCCATTGCGGCTGTCTCGTAAGAGATGGAAATGCAGTGGCAAACGGTCAAGAAAGGGCAAGTAATGTTTGAATTAAGTGCAAGGTCAAAATCCCGGCTAGAGGGTGTAGATAGGCAGCTAGTGCTGACGGTAGAGAACGCCATCCAGCATACCGGGGTAGACTTTGGCGTTATTTGCGGTTTAAGGACCGCTGAAGAACAACAAGCTTTGTATGATAGTGGTGCTAGCCAAACACTAAAGAGCAAGCACCTAGACGGCAGGGCTGTCGATTTAATGGCATATGTAGGCAGCAGGGGTAGCTGGGAGCTAAACCTATACGATGACATAGCAGATGCCATGCGACTAGCCGCACGTTATAACGGCGCTCGTATCCGCTGGGGAGCTGCTTGGCATATACATGACCTAGCAGCATACGAAGGGACCATGGAAGAGGCTATGAGCGAGTATGTGGACCTGCGTAGGTCAGAGGGTAAACGTCCGTTTATTGATGCGCCACATTTTGAATTGATGGGGGATTAGATGGGATTTAAATCATTGCTGCAATCTTCTGCTGCGCTAAGCGTTATATCGGAATACGCCAAAAAGAAAAACCAAGACAGCGGCGGCACGTCAGTTAAACGAGTAAAAGTGAAAAAGAAGCCAGTAACAAGTGAAAGCCAAACCAAGAACGTCAGGGTCAAAAAGTCTTAATGGCAGCGCAGAAGAAATTACAGAGACACAGTATATATGCAGATTATGACGAAGACGGTGACGGTATTGTCAGCGATGAGGAGCTGGCACACATTAAGGAAATAAAAGAAACAGAGACAGAGCTGCGTAAACATTTAGCGCAGTTACGCATGGCACGGTTTACGCTGGCAGCAATGGGGGCGTTTACAGCAGCCATGTTTTTTGTACCGATTGAGCGTGTTGAAGCGCTAGCGGATATCAGTAATCTTTTTTACATTTCTGGGGCTGGCATTGTCGGCGCATACATGGGTGCGAGTATGCTTGGCAAAAAATAATTTTTCAGATACTATTGGGGCTGGCTGTAGGTGGTGAACCGTTCCATGGTGGGACAATCCGAAACACCTACAGCCAACCAAGACATTCATTTGTTTTCTCCCTAAACTGAAAACCCCGGTCAGAAAGTAGACCGGGGTTTCTTTTGTAACAAACTGTAACAAAATTTTAGGCTACCTTAGAGACCTCATTCTCTACAGGCTGTAAGTTGTCTAGGAATGCTACTGCTTTAGATGCAGCAGACGAGGCTTGGAAAATGTACTTGTGGTCATCTTTAAGCGCCTTGAGCCAGCTAGCAAGATACTCAGCGTGGTCATCACGCACAGTGCTTTCCAGACCAAGTGAGGCACATAAGAACGCTGCACCCATCTCAGCTACCAGCTCTTCCTTAGCGTAGTCTTTACGACCTTCACCAACTTTAAAGTCACGATTGACCCGGCTCTTATGACCAGTCCAGTGAACCAGCTCATGCAGCTCAGTAGAGTAGAAATCCAGAGCAGATTTAAATTTGGCAAAAGCTGGCATTACAATCTTGTCTGGACCCGGTGCATAAAACGCTTTGTCACCGTCTTCTGAAATGTTAGCGCCTGTGTTGGCAACGTATGCATCTACAGCAGCCACACGCTGGTCAGGGTTAACAATCTCGACTACAGGCTTAGGATAGAAACGCTCAGGCAGACCATCAATCTGCGATACGTTGAACACCTTGCTAGACTTGTAGAAGAAGATATCTTTTTTAGCAGCAGGGTCATCACTGTTAAGGTCTTTAACCTTGATAGGCTTGGCAAACACAATCATGCTGCCTTTCTCACCTTTACGCACCTGACCGCCGTACTGGTTAGCTTGGTTGTAAGTCATCCAGTACTGACCGTTATAGCCGTTCTCCATGGCAGATATCCAAAGCAGCAGGACGTTGATACCCTGATACTTAGAACCCTCATGGCGAGTAGGGTAAGGTACACCAAGACCGCCCTGCCATGGCTGAGACCATGGACGCACACCAGCTTCAAGCTTGGCAATAATATGGGCGGTTACTTCTTTTTGGATTTGTTCGTTTTTGTTAGGCATTTGTATCTCCGTTATTGGTTACTCTCTTAATATAAGCGTTTTATCGTAGATATCAAGCACTGATAATAAAAAAATTTAAATAAAAAAAGAGGCGCATTAGCGCCTCTTTGATGGGACCAATATCTGGGCGGCTAGCCTTGTGCCATTGTCACGCAGCCAAGCCACTGGACGTTGCCAGCTCTTAAACCCTCGCTGGTGGTCTTGCTGGTTCCACAGGCAAGCCATTGCTGCCATTTTGGAACGGATTTTGTGTTGGTCAGCCCACTCTCTGTCATAGCGACTAGCCATAAATAAATCGTATAGCTCTGCGCCACGCACAGCTCTACGGTTGTTATAAGACTTACGGCACTTGGTTCCACAGAACCGGGCATCGTGCTTTACAGTCTCATAGTGTGCGCCACATTCATGGCACTGCTTCTTTAATTTAGACATCATTCTCTCCGTTGGTATTGCGACTAGTCTGACTATGGACTAATCAGTGCGTGATGTCCAGCTACGTTTTAACTTTTTTACGGCGAGATTAAATTCTACCTCTCTACCTTCTGGAACCCACACGCACATACGTTTAGCGCCACGCTCTTGCTGCTTCTGAGTATAACGCTTCTGCGCCTCAGCGTGTTTCGCTTTTTTCGTTGCCGCTTCCATTACGTCTCCTATCTAAAATTAATGCCATGGTTTTTGCGTACCCGGCGATATCAACAATACTGTCGAGATGTTCCGGGCTATGTATCAGTCTGGCAATCTTAACTGCTACCATACGCAATGCGTGACGCATCTCTGGGTCACGACATTCATTGATTACTGAAATTAATTTATCAGCTCTGCCAAAATCATCAGAGGGGTGACCGTAGTCAGCCCCCCTCTCATCGACAACCGTGGACAGCTTTTCGTTAAATTCCTCAACGACAAAGCCGCCCATGTTTTTTGCGACACGCTTAGTCATTTTCGATATTCTCAACAGTTTGAGAAATATCTACGACCTCAGCTCTGACACTACTGATGTGCTTACCTAACGTATTGTAGGTATTTTGCAGCTCGTTCTGTAGCAAGCCATACGACTTGAACAGTCCTGCTTTGATAGCTTCCAAATCTTCTTCCGCTATCTGTGCAGCTTTGTTAGCTCTCTCAAGCTCGTTCTGCAAATCTTTACGCTCATTACGCAAACCTTGCAGCTCTTGCAAAACGTCATAAAGCCAGTCGTTCTGCTTACCATGCTGGAACATGATGTTAGTCAAATCCCAGTCCCGGGGACTATCCTTAATAGAATGGTCCATCTCGCTATTTAATGTATGCATATGCATCTCCCTAAAAGTTGTGGGGGGCAAAGCCCCCCGGGGTTAGTATTAACCAAAGTGCTTTTCGCACTCTGGACCGATACCTCTATCGAGGCTTTCCGGGTGGGTCAGTACCCGGTTACAACGACAGCACCTACCCTCATGCTGAATTTTTACCTGCTCAGGTAGGTTGTCGTTATTGAGGTGGGCAAGAACCCAGCTCAATGCTTTGAAGCTAGGAGCATCAGGTCTGCCCTTCTTGCCAGCAACAAGCTTGCTGCCGTCAGACGGGATAAAGCCAATGTAGACGCTATCCTCAAAAGACTGGTTATCTGGACCAGCAAGAACATTAACGAACCTCATGTTAGGACCGTTAAGCTCCTCTTCTTTTTTCTCTTTAACCTTGAAGGTAAAGTGCTTACCAGTTTTAAGGCTGGTAATAGTGAACACTGCGCTACCGCCAAGGATAAAGGTTTTGGCATCTGCTGCTGTTTCAAATTTGCTCATAATCATCTCCGTATTGGTTATATTATTAATATAAGCATTTTTACGAAGATATCAAGCACTGATAGTAATTTATTTAAATTACCCTAATTCGCCCCAGTTATCGCCAAAACCACCCTCGACCAGATTGTGTGTTGGCGTACCCGGGAATACGTCCAGATACCCTTCCACCATGTCGTTATGCATCATTTCAAGTAAGTTAGCTGCGTCACGACTAGACGCT